CCAATAACCAACAGGGTATTGGTGGTCTCACCACTGATGCGAAATATTATGTTTTAACTCAGGATAATACAACAGTAAAATTACACAATACTCTCGATGATGTTATCTCTGGAATCAATACTGTAGAATTTACTTCTCATGGAAACGGTGTTCATCAACTTCAAACTGTTAATAAGAAATCAGTTGTTGAATCTATCTCAATCATAGATGGTGGATCTGGATATGAGAATAAGAAGAGATCTGTCGCAGCAGCTGGAATCAGCACATCTAAGGATTCAATCAATATCAAAAATCACGACTTTAAGTCTGGTGAAAAAGTCAAATATACTTCAGGATCATCAACTATTGGTGGACTTTCTGATGGAACAGAATATTATGTTATAAAAGTAGATGATGATAATTTTAGACTGGCAAATGTCGGGTCTACCGTAGACACAAGAACATTATTCTATGAAACAAATCAGTTTGTTCAATTAACGTCTAGTGGAGCAGGAACTCATTCATTTAACTATCCAGATATTTCTGTAACAATTTCCGGTCCTATTGGAATTTCTTCTATTGGATCAGAAACTTTCCAGGCACAGATTCAACCAATTTTTAGAGGAGAAATCACTTCCGTAAATCTTTCTAATAGTGGAGTTGGATACGGATCTTCTGAGATTCTTAATTTAGATAGACCACCTCAAGCAATTCCAACGACAGGTGAAAATGCACAGTTACAACCAATTATTAACAATGGTCGTCTTCAAGAAGTATTAGTATTAAATTCTGGAAGAAAGTATATTTCACCACCAGATCTGGTAGTATCTGGAGATGGTATTGGTGCTGTCATTACTCCAATATTATCAAATGGAACAATAACATCAATCAAAGTTCTTGAGAGTGGAATTGGATATGAACAAAATACAACTTCCATCAATGTAGTTGTTCCTGGTAGAGGAGCAACTCTTAGAGCAAAACTTCAAAATTGGAGAGTTAATTTATTCCAGAAACATCTCTTCACTTTTAAAGATGATGACGGTATAGTTGATATTGGAACAAATGAAGACTTTGGTCTACAATATTCCCACATATATCCACCAAGAAAGTTTAGACAATTAAACTATTCTGTTGATGCAGATGGTAATGTTCTTTTCGGAGATGCTGATCTTAAGATCAATGTCAATACCAAGCAAGAAGAACTCTCCACTCAACACTCACCCATAATTGGATGGGCATATGACGGACATCCAATCTATGGTCCCTATGGTTATTCTACTAGGTCTGGTGGAGCAGTTGCTCTCATGGAAACTGGATATGTAGAAGACTCGACTAAACCACAAAGACCTCCATTGACTACTTGGCCATCTGGATTCTTTATTGAAGATTTTACCTACAAAAATAAAACTGGTGAAACTGTTCTTGATGAGAACAATGGTAGACATTGTGTAACTCCAGATTTTCCAAAAGGAACATATGCATACTTTGCCACGATAGCAACTGATGAGGCAGACACTCAATCACCATTTACAGGATTTAGAAGACCTAAGTTCCCATATATGGTGGGAGATAACTTCCATGCAAAACCCAATGAGTTTAACTTTAAAAAGATAGCAAATCAAGACGACTTTGATTTCAATCAATCAAATTATATTAAGAATACTGCTCCATTTAACTTTATTGATGGTAAGTCAACCAGATACAAATATCTTTCACTGCCAAGTGACTTGACTCAAGAAATTGAAATTACCAATGCAGCAAGAGGATCTGTAAATTCTGTAGGAATTATAACTGGTGGAAACAATTATAGAGTTAATGACCCACTTGTATTCAATGAAGAAAACACAGGTGGTGCAGGAGTTTCTGCAAGGGTCTCACACGTCTTAGGAAGACCAGTTGAAAGTGTTAGTTTAGCAACTAGTTCTATTTCTGGAGTAGAATTTTATCCCTCTGGAGAAAGAGGAAAGTATATTCTCTTCACGGAGAATGCACATAACTTTAACAATGTTGAATTCATCAGTATAAGTGGAGTATCGACTTCGGGATCTAAATTAGAGGGAGTTTATAATGTTGGTGTTGGAACTAATGTTTTCAAAGTTGCTGGAGTTGGAACGACATCTTCTGGAATTGGAACTGTAGAAGCAACTGGAATTGTTACTTTCATCAATGTAACTGGAGATCTAAATTATCCTAATGTCAGAGAAAATGATATTCTTGAGATTGGAACAGAACAAGTCAGAGTTCTGAATGTTGATTCTCGTTTATCTAGACTTAGAGTTCGTAGATCTGTAAATGGTGTCGTTGGAGTTTCGCATACAGTAGGAACAGGAGTAACTTCCCTCCAGAGAAAGATGACAATTTCTGCTGGATTTAAGACAGACTTTGCGTATAGAACAAATAAACAGATTTATTTTGATCCATCAGAAACAGTTGGATTGGGTAGCACTGCAGGTGTAGGAATTGGAAGCACTATTTTCTTCTCAAATCCAGGTGCTGGTGCAACTTTAATAAACATTCCAACTAAAACTTTATTCTTTAAAGACCATGAATTTGAAACGGGTGATCTTGTAACCTATTCTTCTGGTATTGGTTCTGGTATTGTTGTTCAAGATGAGACAAATGTTGGAGTTGGAACAACTCTTGCAAGTGGAACACAATTGTTTATTGCAAAAGTATCTAATAATTTAATTGGACTTTCAACAGTAAGAGTAGGATTAGGAACTACTGGCACATTCGTTGGAGTAGGAACCACCACCACTTCTACTACCTTAGCTTTCCTTGGTATTGGAACTGGAGTTCAACATAGTCTGAAAACCAATTTCAACGTTGTTACAGGAACTGTTTCTAGAAATACAGTGACTGTTGCCACTGGTCAGACTCATGAACTTCATCCTGGACATGAAGTCATAATGGATGTAAATCCTGGAGTATCTTCATCGTTTAACATTAGATACAATGACTTCAATCGAAAGATGGTTGTCAATGCAAAGGACTATACCTCCGCTGGCATTGATACATCAACTGGAATAATCACAATTAATAATCATGAGTTTTATAGTGGACAAAAGATTATCTACACGTCATCAAATCCTGCACAAGGTCTGACAAACAATGGAATCTACTATATCGTTGTTACAGATAAAAACAGATTTAGACTGGCAAACAGTTATGAAAATTCTGTAAAAGAAATTCCTGATACTGTTGGTTTGGGTAGCACTGGTGCTGGTACAATCAATCCCATCAATCCTCCACTAACTTTATATAAAGATTCAACAGTCAACTTTACATTAACAGATTCATCTTTATCGCATACAATTCAAAACACCTCTTATCCTTCTTTTGAACTTAATTTCTACTACGATAGAAATTATTCCAACAAATATGTTGGTAGACTGACTAATGGTAAAGATTATGATGTTACTAGAACTGGTAGACCTGGAATAGATGGCACTGCAAAAGTGTCTTTAGTTGTAAACGATGATACTCCAGAAAGACTTTATTATAGATTAGATCCAGTTTATGAAAGTGATGATATTCCGGAACGTAAGTCTGGAGTGACTATTGATACGGATGTTCTTGAGAATAACGTCATAGAAATTAAAAACAGTTTCTATAATGGAAAACATAGACTTTCTACAGCTCCTGCAAATTCAAAATTCTTTACTTTTACTATTGGTGTAACACCAGAACAGTCTTCCTATATCTCTTCAACTTCTTCTGCAAAGATAACTTATGAAACTACTTGCACTCATACAAGAGGACCAATTAGCAGAATTGAAGTTATAAACTCAGGCAAATCATATGATTCTCTCCCAGGAGTAACAACAGTTACATCCAGTGATGGAAAAGGATCTATCTTAGAAGCACAGAGCAATTTAATTGGTAAAATTAACAAAACCAGAATTAAGAATATTGGTTTTGACTTCCCTTCAGATAAGTCACTTAGACCTTCAATAACACTTCCAAATGTTATTAAGATACAATCTCTGAAATCTTTTGAGTCTATTGGCATATCTTCTGGAGGAAGAGGATACTCTACTGCTCCAAGATTGGTTGTATTTGATGGAAAAACAAATGAGCAAATTAAAGATGTAGATCTTCAGTATTCTCTTGGCGATGATCAAGTAACTATTCTTAAGAACACTAAGGGCATTAGTAACACTCTTCCAACAATCATTCCAATATCTAACACAAATGGTGTAGGAATTAGCACTATTGGATTCAATACAACATCAAATCAAGTTACGGTTGAGTTGGCAGTTGGATTCAGTACTGCTGAACTGTTCCCTGTTGAAGTTGGAGATAAAGTTTTAATTGAGAATATCAGTGTTGGTATTGGTTCTACTGGAAAGGGATTCAACTCTTCTGCATACAACTATAAGTTATTCCCAGTTATTGCTGTAGATAAAAATCTCGGCGGGGTTGGTGCAACATTCTCTTATAGTTTGGAAGGATTACTTGATTCAAATAAAGGTGAATTTGTAGGAGATTTTGATCCGTTCAATTCAGGTGGAAGAGTTATTCCAGAAAAACATTTCCCAATCTTTGATATCAATCTTAAAGATAATAATTTTATTGATGGTGAAAGAGTATCTTCAAATACTGCTGCAGGGATAGTTGAAAGTTGGGATAACAAAACTGGATCTCTTAGAGTTTCTAGTAGTAAGGACTTTATTGAGGGTGAAGTAATTGTTGGTGCATCTTCAAAAACTCAAGGAATTGCTTCTTCAGTTACAACTTATGAGTCTATTCTTGACACTGATGCATCTTCAAGAGTTATTAAAGGATCTCAAACAGATTCTGGATTCTTAAATGCAAACCTGCAAAGAGTTCAAGATAGTTTCTATTATCAAAACTTCTCATATTCTTTGAGATCTAGAATTGATTTTGATACTTGGAATGATACTGTTAGTGTTACTAATCATACTGCTGGATTCCGTAAATTCTCTGATTATCAACTTGAAACTCCAGCAGAGTTTGCCGAATTATCTGCTAACTCTATGGCAGTTGGTTTATCTACTGAATTATCATATTTCTCTGTTGTAAATGATCTGTACAGTATTGCTGATCTAAATTGTGTCTATGATTTTGATTTAGCAGCAGAGAACTCACTTGATATCTCTGGAAGTGTTTACTCTGATGAGATAATATTTGCAAGCAGAATTCTTACTGACTTCTTTGAATCATTTGGCAACAGAGTTGTAGAGTTTGATGACATTTCAGGACAGTTCAACAGCAATCCAAGAGCAACAAGATTTGTTCAAGCGGATTCGTTCAATATCAATAATAGCAGAGCAGTTAAGTATTTTGTATATCTTAAGGACGAAAGATTTATTGGTGAGAGACAACTTGAAATTGTCTCAATGATTCAAGATGGTTCATTTGCATATATGAACCAATATGGAAGAATGCATTCTGTTGATAACCTTGGAGATTTTGACTTTACTACTTCAGGTATTGATGGATCACTTCAATTCTTCCCTGAGAAATTTACTATCAACGATTATCAAATAGTCAATCTTGCATATCATTTAGATGATAATGTTTTAGGTGTTGGCACTACCGTATCTCTTTCTGGTGGAGTTGCTAAAATTGATACTCGCAGTATTGATTGCAGTGCAGGAACAACAACGATTGTGTCAACTGCAATAACAACTAGAGCAATGAAAGTTCTTTCCTTGCTTTCTGATCTTACTAATAATGAATATCAGTTAGATGAACTTAATATCGTTCATGATGATAGTGAGGTTTCTGTAACAGAATTTGGTAGACTAACAACAAATGTTGGTAGTTTTGTTGGTGCAGGATTTGGAACTTATTATCCACATATTGATGGTACAACACTTAAGGTTGACTTTATTCCTGAAGCTGGTATTGCGGTAACTTGTAATACTATAAACGTTGGTTTGGGTAGTGAATCTATTGTAGGATTTGGAACCGAAGAATTTAAACATGCTTTTATTGACGGTAGATCTACTGCAATCTCTGCATCTGGAACTCCAGGTATCACAACGGTTGGTGGATATCTTTCAGATTATGATGCGGCATACTTTATTGTTTCGATTTCAGACACGACTAACAATAACTATGAAATGAGAGAACTTATTGTTATGGATGATGATGCTGATGAAGATGGTACAGGAACAGCAACCCTTCAAGAATTTGGTATTGTTGAAACTGATTCAAATCTGCCATACATATCTGGACTTGGAACTTTCGGAGCAAGAGTTAATTCTGGTGGTGGTGTATCCTTAGTATTCACACCTGTTGCAAACATTGCCGCAACCGTCAAGGTTTACATGAATGCTTTGAGAATTGAAGATGATAGTAAATCTGAGATTACTTTTGGTAATGGACTCTTAGTATCTCATTATGCAAGATATGAAGGAACTGAAAATGCTGTTAAGAAGTCCTTTGAACTTAAGCATAGATCTTCTCCAGTTTTTGAAAAATATTTCTTGGGCAATGACAGTGATATTGTTTCTGTTGATGCAAATACTATTACCATTCCAAATCACTTCTACGTAAGTGGTGAGGCGGTTAGATATCACAGAAATGGTGGAATCACCTCTGCAATCGGAATTGGTGCTACTACCTTTGCTGGAGCAGGTAGCACTGAGTTCTTACCCTCTGGTGAAGATATATTTGTTATCAAGGTATCTGATAATAAAATTAAACTTGCAACTTCTGCAGAAAATGCACTGAAGAGATTGCCAATTGCAGTGGAACTCAATAGTGTTGGTATTGGAACATCTCACAGATTTGTTGCTACTAATAAAAATGCTAAGTGTTTGGTTGCATTGGATAATTTAATTCAGTCACCAGTAGTTTCTACTTCTCAAACAACAGTTCTTGCAGACAGAGTTTCTACCACGGATGATAAGTTAACATTAAGTGGCATAACTTCATTCTTTGGATCAGACTTGATTAAAATCGGTAATGAAATCATGAAGATTACCGGTGTTGGAATTGGAAGCACTAACGTTATCAGTGTCCGTAGGGGATCAGTAGGGACACAAATTGCAGCTGCATCTACAGGTGATGTAGTTACAAAAGTAGTTGGTAATTACAATATTGAGGATAATATCCTAAACTTTGTAGAAGCTCCATATGGTAATCAACCAATTGGAAGCACAACTAATCCTCCAGATGAAAGAGATTGGACAGGTATATCAACTGGGTCTGATTTCCAAGGAAGAATGTTCATGAGAAATGGTCCTGAGGACAGTTCTGATGAAACATATACTGACAACTATATTTTCGATAGTCTGTCCAGTGAGTTTAATGGAACAGATAATACATTTACTTTGTCTGCCAATAACTCAACAGCAATTTCTGGAATTTCTACATCAAATGCAATCATTCTAATCAATGATATTTTACAAGGTCCTGGACTCACCAGAGACTTTACTTTAACAGAAAATGCTGGTATCACGACAGTTAAATTTACGGGAACTGCATCATCTACCACAACTGATGCAAATACTGCAAATCTCCCTCTCGGTGGTGTTCTACTTTCTGTTGGTTCATCTGAAGGATTTGGTTATCAATCTCTCGTATCTGCAGGTGGTACGGCAATTGTTTCTGGACTTGGAACCATCTCATCAATTAGTGTAGGAAACACTGGATCTGGTTATAGAGTTCCAACTAAGTATGAGTTCCTTGTTGATACTGCATCCCCTGTTGGAGTTGGATCAACAGAAATCTACTTAGAGAATACTGGTAGTATTCTTGACCTGATTGGAACTCTCAACAGTGGTTCTAATTGTACCATTGGAATTGGTGATGTTATTTTACCAACCACCATTGTTTCCACTGCATCAACTTTTGTTAGAATTAGCACTGGTAGCACTATAAGCACTGAAATTTCTACAGGATCTCAAACTAAGATAGTTGTCACTAATCCTCCTGTTGGATTTGTAAATGTTAGTGTTGGTGAGAGTGCCGTTGGTATTGCCACCATGACTCATGTTGGTTTTGCTACTATCATGACTGGAACTGGACATATTTCCACTTCAGTTACCATAACAAATCCAGGATCGGGATATACTACATTAATCAATCCATTTGTCGAAATTCAAGACCCACTTTCATATAATAACATTCCTTTGGAATATGTTGGTTCTGTACAAGACGGTTTGAATGGAACTGTTGATATTGTGGTTGGTAATGGATCAAGTATTATTGATTTCTCAATTAATAACAAAGGTGTTGGATATCAACCTGGACAAACCTTGACAATTCCAACTGGAGGTCTTACTGGAATTCCTACAACAGGATCTATCAGTGACTTTAGACAATTTGAACTGGATGTTCAGAAAGTATTCTCTGA